AGATAAAACGCTGCCACCTTGCATGGCCCAATAACCTCGATGTCTTCAAACGAACTGCCAGTTTCGTAACTTGCCCCCCGGAAATAAGGCACCATCGCAACGGCATTGTAACTGCTGATCTGATCTGAATAGGCGGGTGCGTAGATGCGCCCATTCCTGAAGGTGCAACGCTGGTTGTCCCGCCCCAATGCGCCGGGATTCACGCAATTCACCGTTATGAAGTTGGTCGCGGTGCAGTCGTGGCAGCCATAACCTAATTCGATTCCGGTATCCGCAGAGTTTTCGATGTATACGTCTTCAAGATGGACGTTGCTGATGACGTCGCCAGTGTCGAGACTACCGCCCGACGAGGTGGCGAAGATGCCGTTTTGCGTGACGGTCGTATAGATCCGAATGCGACGGCCGAACATATTAGACGCGACAAGCTGGAGGCCGTTTGCGTATGTATTCCAGGCGAAGAGACCATCGACCTCCAAGAGGCCACCACGGTGCACGAGCACGTTCGAGGAGGAGCCCTTGGCCTTTAAGTTCTGGATCAAGACCCGGCTCGACGGTGTCGCAGGCGTGAAGTTCACCTGCACCAAATCATTGATGTTGCCGCCCAACGTGGGGTTCGGAACGGTAGCGTCGATGTGCATATTGATGAGCTGGGCGTGGGTGGAAACGAGAATACCGACGCCATCGGAGCCGGTGCCCCCCATCTTCTTCAGCACGCCGCCCATGCCGTGGACGACGAGTCCGGGGGTAGTGATCTCGACCATATCACCCTTGAAAGGGAAGATTCCGGGCGGGATCACGAAATGATCTTTTCCCTGGACCGCAGCACGGATTGCTGTCGACAGATCTCCGGTCCAGGTGCCCGCGATGATCTGTGTCTGGGTCGTCTTCGCGAAGGCATCCAGCAGCGTCGGAAGGTTGCGCAGGGCGCTGTCGGTATCGGTGATCGCGCCGGACGACAGCCACCGATAGCCGACGCGAGTTCCCCCTGTCGGAACAGCGAAGCCCGCGACCCCCGCGTCTATAATGTCGGCTACAGACGCCTGGGCGAAGCCATCCTGTGACCCGTCCGCGGCGTCACCGGCAACGCGCACCGGAACAAAGCCGGTAGGATAGAGCCTTGGCCCGGCGATCGGCGTCGTCGGGGTCCAAAAGGTATCGGTCATGATTTTGCCTCAGGGTGCTCGAGGTGGCGCGCGCGGCGTGGCGAAGCGGCGGTCATTCGCCGATCGCGCGCCAGGAGAATCCATCGATCGCGGAGACGCCGCCGGCCTGTGGGTAGTTGAGGTAGATGACCCCGCCGGTCGTCGACCACGAGACGGACTGAGCCCAGATGTCATGGTTCTGGGTGCTGCTCGCGTTGACGGCCGTCGGCTGGATCTGATCACAGACGGTTGGGAACGGGATCGGGAAGGTGACCGACTGCGCGCCCTCTGTGAAGGATCCGAGGACGGTGCCCCACTGCTCGATTACCCCGCTGGCGCGTCGCTCCCATTTGCCGTTGGCATTCGACCCCGACGTCCCCTTGAAGACGCCCTGCCAGTTGAAGCCGTCACAGATCAGGATGTAGATCTGTCCCGCGACCAGCTCCCCGCCAGTCAGCTGCGCGCCGTTGCTAGTGATGTAGGCAAGGTCGCTTCCGTTCGTCGAAAGTGTCACCGGGCCAGAGTTGGTGGCGGTGATTTTGAGGTGGATGATGAGGCCCGGAAGCAACACCGACGGAGCTGGCACGAGAGCGACGGTGATCGCATTGGCCGTCCCGCCGGCGACCGCGAAGTTATAGGCGCCGCTCTGTACGGCTTGCGCCATTACATCAGGCGAGACCGCTTTGTTCGTCGAGGTGCCTGCCACTCCCTCGGCGCGCGACGCATAGGTGGTCGGGACGATCGAAGCGACGATGCCGGCAGCCGGCAGGATCGGCGCACCGGCGGCGGCGGCGATGTTCCCGGATACGATGGCGGTTGCGCCATAGGCAACCGTGACGACCCAGAGCCCCACGAAGCCGGAGTCCGGGGCTGGGGTTGTCTGCGTGCCGGTGGATGCAGGAATGCCGGGCTTGGCGACGAGCGATACAGTTCCCGCGCGCTTGGTCGGCTGCGCCGCACCGCTGTTGGCGGGCCCGCTATAGGCTGCGGTCGGGTTGCTTGCGTTGTAATAGGGCAGCACGACGGGCGTGTTGTCGACTTCGGAGAACGTCGCCTGGATCAGGTAGTTGATGCTCTGGCCGACCGACGACGGCGCGGTGCACGAGAGAAGGGTGTTGCCCAGGGCGATGCCCTGCTTGACGATCTGGTGGGCGGTGTCAGCTGGCAGGGACCCATAGGCGTTGTCGTCGAGATTTTGGCGGGCATAGATCTCGCCCGGGCTGATTTTGACCTGCATCGAGGCTGGCGACGTCGGGGCACATCCCAGCCCGTTGACTGTCGTCGTCGTGCCAAACAACGTCGCGGCCAGCTGGCCCAAGCCGACCATCGCGTTCCGCTCGCTGTTGAGAATATCGGTCTCAAGCGGGATCGCGCCCGGGTATACCGTGACTCTGTCCATCTACGTTCTCCATGAGGAAGCGAGCCCGGCTCTCGCCTGGCGGTAATCGCGTATTCGGTTGTTGAGTGCCCGAGCGGGCGGAGTTCAGAGGTCCCAGCCCTCGATGAGCAGGCGGCCCCCGCCAAAGAAGATGTGGCCGCCGTTTAGATTCAACGCGTTGATCGTGGGATCGACCGGCATCCCGATCCGCGCCCAGACGATCGTTCCCGCTGGCTTCACGCTGTCGATCGCGGCGAAAATATCGGACGCGTTCACCGGCTCGGTGATGGTCGAGATATCGCCATAGGCGGCACGCGAAGGCACTCCGTAGCCGCCGGCTGGAATGTTGTAGCCCGAGATGAGCGGGATGCCGGTCCCAAGAGGCCGGTAGGCGGTGACGAACGCCTGGTACGGCAACAGGATCGAGCCATAGCCGCCCGCTGCGCCATATCCCGTAAGTGGCGCCCCATAGGCCCCTGTATCAAGCACCCTACGCGGTTCGAAAACATCCGGCGTCCTGCCGGTGAGGCTTTCAAGCACGGCGATGACATCCGCGCGGGTACCGCGCTTGCGGAACAGGTTGGCAATGATCCGGTTGCGGAAAGACGCATCGCTTTGCCCGGCGATCCGCGGGAGACCGGTTCCGAAGAAGTCCGCCGAAATCAGGTCGAGCCACCCCCCCGTAGCGGTTAGAACGCGGGTCTGAAGCTTGGCATAAGTGACCAGGCTGAACAGAAATGCCTGCACATAGCCGTACCCCGCGAGCAAAGCGCTGAGCACTGGAACCGTGTCGCCGAACCAGCGCGGGAGGAGCGCCTTGAGCCGGCCGACCTGGTCACTCTGATCGCCGGTGGTCACGCGCCGACTGCCACGGTGCCGGGGCGGATCACCTGCTTCGGCGTCGCTGCGATATCGTCCGCCGCACCGTTGATCTGGAGGCCGGAGATGTTCGCGACGCCCGGGGATGCATCATAGGCGACCTGGATCAGCCGCGACCACGACAAGGAGGCGCCGAGGGGCAGGCCGCCGATATACGCGGCGATCGCTGCATTGACGGCGGCATAGACCGGAGTAGCCAGATAGCCAGCCGCCAGACCGATATGGCCGGTAACATTTGCCGTGACGACGCTTGGCCCGAAGACGCCGAAAGTGATCGTGAAGCCCCGCACGGCATCGATTGCGTCGGCGACCGAATTGAGCAAGTCGCCCGAGGGCGCGCCACTGCCGTCGTCGACCACGACATAGAAATATCCCGGGTTGGCCGTCCCGTTGTAATTCTCGTTTTCGATCACGACGGCGGTGATGTCGCTTTGCAGCGAGGTAGCCGCATAGAGGATCGCGGCCTTGGTGGCTTCCGCCAGACTTGCGAGAAAGCCGACAAAGCGAGCGCGGAATGCGACATCGGTTTCAGCATCGTCGCCGTTAGCGAAGGGTGCGGAATTGGCCACCACGTCGATGCCGGCGATTGCCTGGCCCAAAGTGTTGATGCCGCCGCTCGCCGCATTCCCGGCCGCTCCGGTCACGACGGCGGTGGCAGGCACCGCAATCGAGGTTATCCCCGCGCCGAGGACGTAGCCCCCGAAACCGGCGTTGTACGCGGCGTCTGTGGCGTCCAGCGTCACGACGTACTGCTGCGACCCGTCCGCGCTTTGCGCCGCAGCCCCGACTGGAACGACAGCCTGTGCTGTCGCAGTGAACCGGGAGAAGGTGAGCAGCCCGGTGGCGGTCACCGGCGGAAGCCGCACCAGCCCGTAATCGGCCATGAAGCTGTCGAGGTCTGCCCCGCTGGAGGTCGACGCGCGCGTGACAGCAAGCACCTTGAGTACGAGGCCCTGCAGCCACAACGCGACCGCGGCGTACGCCTCGACCACCGCGCGCAGCACCGACCCCACGGTGAGGTCGATCAGGGTTCTGCTTGAGCCGCCTTGGATCGCGGCGACCTGCTCCTGGACGAGAGTGGTGAAATCCTTGGTCTGAAGGTCGGCCATTATTTCCCAACCTCGAAAGAGAGCGTGACCGGCTGGCCGGATGGCGCATCGGTGTAGATGATCGTAATCGCGAAACCGCCGCCGGCCGCGCTTGGGATTGCTGCGACGTTGATTTCTGGGGCCGGCGCCCGCGCGACGGCTTCCTCGAGTTGGATTTGCCCGCGGACCAGCGCGCGAATCTTGGGAACATCAGCGGTTCGGCCGACGTACTGCGGCAACCCAGCCCCATACTCGGGGTGAAAGATGTACTCTCCAGGGTTGGTGAGAAGCCGGCGCAGGATTCGCTGCTGTCCGCGAATCGTGTCCGTCGCGCCTTGGAGGTCGCCGGTGCCGGAAACGGAAAGGTCAGAACCGATGTAGTGGTCGAGATCGGTGAGGTTCACTGCGGACCTCCCGATAGCGCCGACCCGGCTTGAACGTTCTTGTGGACGTGCGTCGTCAGTTCGATGTCATTGGCCTTGAAGGTGCCGCTATGCGTCCAGTTACCCGCGCTGCTGATCGTGCCGTCGCCTTTCAGCTTGATCTGCGCGCCCTGCGCGTCGTCGAGCGTTACCGCGCCGTCGGTGGTGAGCTTGATGCTCTGGCCGTGCTTGTGGACGATCCAGAGTTCGCCGGTCGGCACCGACAGGGGCCGCTCGCTGTCGTTGAAAAAACGCCAGCCAACGCTTCCAACGCCCCCGTCGGCTTCCTGAAACTCGACCTCCACCGCATCACCGATTGATGGGGCCGCAAAGAAGCCCCAACCATTGCCGATCCAGACGGCTTTGAGCGGTAGCCAGCCGGTGACCACACCCTCGGGCTGGATCAACACCTTCACCGCATGGTTGTCGGGGTCATAGCTCGACACCGTCCCGTGGCGGGTTGTCGCGTTCGATTGTCCCGCCTCGGTCGCGGCGCGGCGCACCTGGTTAAGCAGGCCTTCCATCATGCGCCGGCCTCCACCTCGGGGGTCGTGTTCTTCGCCGACACCGACATGCGATAGCCCTCGTCGATGCTCATCGAGCGTTTGATGCTGTCCGGAAAGTAGATCTGATCGAACGAAGTGCCAGTCCCGCCAACCGCGATCGTGCGGCTGCAATCGAGCAAGCCGTCGCCGGGCAGGTCGGCGTCTAGCTTGACGGTGTGTTGCACGATTTGATCGTAGAGCTGCTTGGCACGCTGCGTCGCCTGATCCTGCGTGAGGCCCGGGATCGTACGATGCCATATGGTTGTTTGCGCCGCAGACTGCCCCGGCTTCACCGCTTTTGCCGATTTGGGATAGCTGGCGACAAATGCCTTTTTCTGTTTCGCGTTCCAGCTTCGCACCTGCACTGTGATGCCTTTGGCAATCGTCAGGCTGCGTGAGAGCGAAAGCGTGGTGGTGTTGATGTTCGGGTAGGCGAAATCCTCAGAAGGCTGCGTCCACACGATCGCGTAATGATCGCTGGAAGGCGCTGCGCGGGGTTGGAAATGCAGCACTTTGCCGACCACGAACACGTCGAACTGTTCATAATCAGCAAGTTTCGTCAGCAGCTCCCATTCGCTCTGTTCCTGGCTCAGGTCGACATGGTCTTGCGTGTAATAATTTCCGACTTTGGTCGTCGT